GTTCCAGATCAACCAGTCGATGGGCGTGCTCGGCACCACGGTGAAGTCGATCCTGTTCGGCGCGCTCGACAAGTACATCGTGCGCGACGTGCGCGGCATCGAGCTGCTCCGGCTGGATGAGCGGTTCGCCGAGTTCGGCCAGGTGGCGTTCCTGGCCTTCGCCCGGTTCGACGGCAACCTCATGAACGCCGGCACCAACCCGGTCAAGTATTTCATCAACGCCGCCTAGTCACAGGGGTCGGGGCAGGTGGTCATGAGTACGGCCGCCTGCCCCCCTCTAGGAGGACGGATCGTGGGACTCAGCGTGGACCGCTACTTCAAGCAGTGCGACAAGTGCGGCGGCAAGATCCAGGTGGACACCCTGCAGTATCCGGGTGAGGGCGAGGACGCGCCGCCCGTGCTGGTGGACGAAGAGAGCCATCTGGGCTCCTGCACGCCGCCCAACCCGGAGTCGGCATGAAGCGGATCAAGTTCCTCAAGGGCGTCGCCGATACCGTGTCGTTCTTCGAGCCCGGCCAGATCGTGGAGATGGCCGACGAGCCGGCCAAGCACTACCTGTCCCGGCTCTACGAGGACGGCACCCGGCTGGCGGTCGAGGTGAAGCCGACCTCATGCCCCAACTGCGGCCACGTCATCGAAGAGACGCAAGGGCCCGCGGGCGCCCCTGAGAGCCTGGAAGCCGCCACGGTCAGTCATTCGCCGAGGCGCCGTGGCTGATGGCGCTGACGCTGGTCACGCCGCCGGCCGCCGATCCGGTCAGTGTCGCCGACATCAAGGCGCATCTGAAGATCGACGGCTCGCTCGAGGATCCCATGCTGCTGCGCTATCTGCAGGCGGCCATGGCGCACCTCGAGGGCCGCGACGGCTGGCTCAACCGGGCCTTCATCAGCCAGACGTGGGACTGGACACTCGATGCGTTCCCCTGTGGCGCGCTGGCCGTGCCGTTGCCGCCGCTGCGGTCCGTGACCAGCATCGAGTACATCGACACCAACGGCCTCGGGCAGACGCTGAGCCCGACGGCCTATAGCGTGGACACCAAGTCCGAGCCCGGATGGATCACCCCGGCCTACGGGACCACCTTTCCGTCGGCGCTGCCGGTCTACAACTCGGTGACCGTGCGATTCGTCGCCGGCTACGGGGATGGCCCGTCGTCGGTGCCCGCGCCGATCCGGCTGGCCTTGCTGGGGATGGTGGGCGACACCTACGAGCATCGCGTCACCGAGGGCGTCATTCCAGGCTGGGTGAACAACTACCTGGCCAGCTACCAGGTGCGCTGATGGCGCTTGCCGACGAGATGCGCGAGCGCATCCAGTTGCAACGCTACATCGAGGGCGCCAACAACGTCGGCCATCACTATGAGCCGCTGGATATTGTGTGGGCGGTGGCCGAAGACCAGGGGGACGGGCGCTATCGGTTTCGCATCCGCTACCGCGATGATCTCCGCGCCAAGGCCGACCTCGAACCCGCCATGCACGTCGTCTTTCGCGACACGATTCTGGTGGTGGACGACGTGGCGGAAACCGTCCGGCATACCGAGGTCACGCTGCTGGCGCACCGCGAAATCATCGAGGACATCGATCATCTGCCCACGGGCACCCGGAGGATCAAGTCATGGCCGTAAGCGCAAGCGGCAACGTCAGTCTCACTGCTGGCCTGACGCAAGTCGAAGGTCTCGACGTGGGCGTCAACAAGAACTCCGCCATCTCCAAGCTGATGTCGCAGACGTGGGCCAGCGGCACGGCCGTGAATCAGCTCGACCGGCTCTTCGTCGATGAGCGCAGCGTGGGTGCCACGGCGGTCGATCAGCTCGACTTCAACGGCGGAGGCCTGACCGACGTGCTCGGGGCGGCCTGGGCGCCGGCGCGGCTCAAGTTCTTGATCATCACCAACCTCGGGCCGAATGACATCCAGGTCGTGCGGCCGACGAACGGCATCCCGATCTTCCTGGCGGCCGGCGACGGCGAGCAGATCCCGGTGGGCGGCACGCTCTACAAGAGCTGGCCGAGTGCGGCCGGGGTTCTGGTCACGGGGGGCACGGGCGATCTGCTCAACATCGTGAACACTGGGGCCGGAACGATCGGCTATCAGATCATCGCTGGCGGCGCGAGCGCCTAGGAGGGCTGATCGATGGCCACAGGAGTCGCAGCAAGCGCGGCACAGATTGCGAACGACTGGTATTTCTTCCGCGGCGATGGGGCGAGCCCGGAGGTCTTCACCGAGGTCCCGGAGGTCTCCGAGATCGTGCCGGGCGCCGTCGACTCGCCGGACATCGATGTGACCCATCTGCGGTCGGACGGCAGCGAGACGAAGCCCGGCAAGGCGACGTTCGCTACGTTCACGGTCAACGCCAACTACGTGGCGGCCAACGCCACCCAGGCGCTCATCGAGGCCGAGGCGCCGAGCCAGACGTACCGGCACTACCGGGCGATGGATCCCACCAACAGCTTCGGCTTCCAGTGGAACCTGGCCGTCGCCACCTTCAGCCGGACCGGCTTCGTGGTCAACGGCAAGATCCAGTGCGTCATGACGTTCAAGCAGTCCGGCAACGCCACCAAGATCGGTGCGGCATGAGCCTGAGTCGCGAGTCGATCCTGGGCTTGAGCCGGCCGCGCGAGATCGTCGATGTGCCGGAGTGGGGCGGTCGAGTCGTCATCACGGCGATGAGTCTGGCCGACCGCCTGGATTATGAGCGGTGGGCCGGGCAACTCGGCGAGGACTCGACCGACCACATTCCCGGTCTGCTGGCCTTCACGATGGTCGATGACGAGGGGCGGCGCCTGTTCACGCAGGACGACATCAAGGCCCTGCAGAACCAGAGTGCGGCCGTCATCCTGCGGCTGAACCGCATCGCGCTGCAACTCAACAAGCTGGGCGACGCGGAGGTCAGCGCCGCCAAGGGGGAATCCTAGCCCAGCCGCTGTTGCGCTATAGCCTCACTCTCGCGCGGCGGCTGGGCATGACGTTGCAGACGATGGACCACCACATGGCCGACGGCCGGGAGATCAACTACCAGATGGCGCTGGACCTCATCGAGGGCGAAGAGGCCACCGCCCGCCGGCTGGGCGTCCCGACCGTCACGGAGACGATGAACGCGCCCGCGGGGCGCCGCGTCGGTGCCCGCGATCCGGACTGGTTCACCAAGCTTGAGCGGCTGACCACGCACTGATGGCCGCATTCGAGGCCTCCATCCAAGTCCTGGGCCTGAAGGAACTCGATGCCGCGCTCCGCGTACTCCCCGTGGACGTGGCAGGGCCGATTATGGCCAAGGCACTTGCGGAGGGCGGAGAAATCATTCGGCAAGGTGCGGCGGGCAACATTCACAGTCGATCAGGTCGGACCGCCGCTGACCTGATCGTCGTGGTTCAGAACAACCCCGCTGAGCGGGCTGGCGTGGCGGCGGTCGGGGGTACGCATCGTGGCAGGGTTGGCCGAGAGCATGTATTGCGATGGCTGGAACTCGGCACGAAGGCCCACAAGATCGTGGCTGGCGAAAGCGAGAGGGTCAAGGCACGCAGGGCGGCACGACAACTGCGCCGGGCAGGCAAAATCTCCAAGGCCGAGGCGCTGGCGTTGCGAAAAGAGGCGAGCAAGATTGGCTCAAGACTCGCGCTCAAGCTGCCCGGCGGGATCTTCCGGCACGTCGTTAATAGCCCCGGCATGCGTAACCAGTCGCCGCTGACCCGGGCACTGGCTGAGCGAGGCGACAAGGCCATCAGCGTCTTCAAGGATGCGTTGTGGCTGGGGATCTCAGACGCTGTTAGGCGCCTTCGAATCAACTAATGGCGACGGAATCCTTCGGCGCGATCATCGTTGAATTGCGTGCCAACTCGGCCCAGTTCACGGCCGAACTCGAGAAGGCCCGCGGGGGCCTCAAAGGGGTCGGTGAACACGCCGCGCTATCGACCCGCAACCTGTCCCGCTTTGGCGCCATCGCGGCCGAGCAGGTGATCCCCGGCCTTAAGGGTTCGCGGGTGGCGATCGAGAACATGATCCAGGCGGTCACCCGTCTGCGCGGCTCGCTGGCCTTGCTGGGCCCCGGCCTGGCGGCGGTCGGCGCGGGCATCGCGGGCTTTGCGCTCGGGAATGCGATCCAGAACTTCCGCGATCTGCAGAAGGCCGGATTCAGCTACTTCGATAGCCTGAAGATGGCGGTCGGCATCACGAAGTCCTACGAGCAGGCCACCAAGGACGCGGCCGAGGAGCAGAAGATGTTCAGCCAGGAGATGGCCAAGTCGCGGGACGTGGTGCAGGGATTCGAGAAAGAACTGGCCACGCTGCGCGACGATCAGGAAACGCTGCTCAAGCTGTCCGACGACGATCGCCGCAAGAAGATCCAGACCCTCGACGTCAGCAAGCGGGCGCGCGCGGAGGCGGTCGCTGAGGAGGCCGCCACCGAGGCCGCCCGGCAGGCGCGCAACAAGCGTCAGGAGGATCTGCTCGAGACGATCATCAAGGGGCGCGACGAGCAGGTGAAAGCCTTCAAGGACGAGACCGCCGCGCTCGTGAGCGAGCTCGAGGCGCGCCTGGAGATCCGCAAGCGATTCAACGAACTGCTGGCCAAGGGGCTGGCGGGGGCCGGCGGGGCGGAGGGCGGCTTTACCGCCTTGTCCGCAGCGGAGGCGCAGACCAAGGCCGAGGCCCAGGCACTCGCGTTGCGTCAGGCGGCCGGGCAGGTGAGTGAGACCGACGTGGTCTCCGAGCAGGCGGGCATCCGCGAGCGGGCGCTGAGCCGGCTGGCCGGGCTGAAGGACCAGTTCGCCGGATTGCCGCCGGTCCTGGACGCCATCGCGAAGGCGGAACGGAAACTCGACTTCGGCCAACTCGGCAACGAGATGGCGGCGGCCCGGCAAGAGGTCGCGCTCTTCGTCACCAGCAACAGCGAGCTCGAGCAACGCCTGGGCGCTGTGGGCGCGCAACTGACCAAGACGCTGCCCAACACCAAGTCGGCGGGCGATGCCATCGCGGAACTGACCACCAAGTACCAGGCGCTGATGTTCGCCGTCTTCGGCGCGACCCAGCAAGTCGCCAACTTCAACGCGGTCACGGCCGGGGGCGGCGAGACGCGCGCCGAGTTGCCGAACACCGGGATCCAGGTGGTCGAGTGATCTCCACGGTGTCGGCGGCATCCTCAGCGTCGTTGATCATCGGGTCGCTGGCCGATGTCTTCGGGCGGGTCCACATCCAGGCGGCGGAGGCCATGCGGAGCATCACCGAACTGGACGGCGTGGGCGTGCAGAACGAGACAGAGGCGGAGATCCAGCGACGGCAAGTGACGCGCGTGGGCGCTGAGCGTGGCTTGGTGGGGACCCAGAACGCCACCGAGGCCGAGATCCTCCGGCGCATCTTCACCTTCGCCGGGCTCGTGGGCACGCAGAACAAGACGGAGCAGGAGATCCTTCGGCGCTGCGTCACGGTCAACTTCACCGGGGCCCAAGGGGGAGCGCGTGCCGTCTGACGCCTACGTGCAAGCCGTCGAGCGGCTGGCCGCGGCCTTTGAAAAGCTGCGGGCTGGCAAGGCGGTGGTGGAGGTCACGACCGGTGACCGGCGCGAGTCGATCCTGCGCAACCAGAACGACGGCGAGCTCGACGCGCTGGCCCGCAAGCTGAAGGCGAGGCTGGGGCTATGAGACTACGTCAGCGTGTATGGCGCAGTTCCGGCGACGCCAGAAATGTCCAGATTTTCCCCGACAGCCATGGGGACATCGGAGAGTCGCAGCATGGGCTCTCCGTTGAGCAACAGATCAACGCTCACGCCATAACTCGTCCGAGTGATCCGTATGCCGTCGAACGGTACTCCGGCGGTGTCCATATCGGGATTGTATCCAAAATGACGCGCGTACCCCGTTGTCTCCAGCGTCACGGGGCGTCAGGCCTGCCCGCTCTAGCCCTACTGATCCGTTCGGGTGCGGGCGCTGGAGCAGATTCCCGCGCGCAGGCTGAAGGCTAGCATGTCTTGGGTGATTTTCGCCCAGAACCTGCTTGAGTCAGCCACGACGCTGGTCAGCGTCAGTCCGGCGGAAGCCAGCCTCAAGCCGATCAGCCGGGTCTACGACCGCGACCGCAGCTTCCAGTACGTGGGGGGCAGCGCCGCCCAGACGGACATCGACATCGACCTGGGCAGCGCCCTGCCCGTCACGGCCATCGCCTTCGTCAACCACAACATCACGGGCGTGACGATCTCCATCCGGGCCGACTCGTCCAGCCCGGGGACGACGGAGCGCGCCACCCTGGCCGCTACCGGGGTGGACGCCATCGTCTCGGTCACCCAGACCCTGCGGTACTGGCGGGTGCGGATCCCGGCCATGGCGAACGCCCCCCAGATTGGGGAGATCCTACTAGG